TGTCCCAGACCTCGGCGCGCCCGTTGTCCCAGACCACGGCGTGCCCGTTGTCCCGGACCACGGCGTGCCCGTTGTCCCAGACCTCGGCGCGCCCGTTGTCCCAGACCTCGGCGCGCCCGTTGTCCCAGACCACGGCGTGCCCGTTGTCCCGGACCACGGCGTGCCCGTTGCCCCAGACCACGGCGTGCCCGTTGTCCCGGACCTCCACCCGCTTGCGGTTGTCGCGCAGTTGCAGCCACACGCCGTCGGTTGATTCGATGTGCACGCAGGTTGCCGCATGGTCTGCGGCGAGGGCCTCGTCGAGGGCTGTTTGGGTGCTGACTGTTAGGCAGCTCATTGGTCGTCTCCAGGCGTGAGGATGCCGGCGAGCAGCCGGGCGTGTTCTTCCCAGACCTCGCGTTGCGCGATCAGGTCTTCGATGTTTTGGGGGTCGTCGCCGCCGAGCTGTTGGATAACGCTTTCGACCTGAGCGATCGTCATCGGTTCGGTGCGATCGGCCGCCGGTTGTTGCGCAACAGGTCGGTGGTCGATGCATCGGTTGGATAGTGCTAATCCTGCCTCGCCGTGTTCGACCGCACTATGTGGACGGTCGCTCGCATCGAGTGCGGCGATCGCTCGATGCCACGCCACCTCGACCGGCTGCGCAACGAACTGGATCCAATCTGCGAACGACAGCGACGGGAAACGCTCGACCGCCGCCCACACCACCGCAGACAACGGCGACGGCGGAATGAACGCAACCTCGCGCATCTTCCACCGCTCGACCCCGGCCCCGCCCTTGCCGTCGGCGTGCTCGTACAGGAACGCCCACCGGGCGCCGAACACCGACTGCATCATCAGCCCGTGGGCCTCCTCGTAGGTTTCGCCCGGCACGAGGGTGTAGCAGTCCATCAGGTTCTCGCCGGTGAGCGGGTGGTGCTGGCCGTGGCCGAACGTGGCATACCAGTGCTTTGTCATGCCGCACCTGCGGCGGGCAGCTCGTCGGGAAGGATCGGCCGGCACTTCCATTCCACGATTTCTTCGGTGCGGGTCACGGTCACCTTCGGGACCGCGGCGACCTGCTCGGGGTCCGGGACCTCCTCGGTGACTTCGCGTGTGCCGGTGACGACCCGCTCGCAGATCTCCTCACGCTCGGCGTTGACGCACAGCCTGACCCGGCCGCGGTGGCCCTCGGCCCTGCCGAAGTCCAGGTTGACGCCGGCGTAGTAGGCGTTCTGGTGCTTTGTGGCCTTGGCTCTGGATCGCATGCCGAGGCGGGCGAGCGCGGCGACCTGGGCGCGGTTCTCGACGAAGACGTTCAGGTCGTTGAAGGTGAACCGCAGCGGGCCGCCGTCGTCGACGAGCTCGGGGTGTTTCTCGATCATCACGGCGAGGCTCAGGAGGCCGTCGATGATGGCCTGAGCGTCGGGTCCGGGACGGTTGGCCGTCTCGTCGACGAGCTCCGCGTCGACGAGCTCCGAAGCGACGGCCAGGGTACCGTTCTGCATTGAGACCACTCCTTTCGATGTTCTGGTCTCGTGGGCGTCTCCGTATCGGCGGGGGCGCCCTTGTTCTTTGTGGACGTTGGGCACCGGGCCCGGTTTCAGGTGATGAACCGGCCGGCGGTGAGTGCGACGATGCCGACGATGGCGAGGCCGGCGATGACGACTTCGGCGGCGACGATGGCGAACGATCCGAGCCGCGACCACACCGTGTCGGCGGCCGGCCCGTCTTCCATGCCGGGCACCAGCTCGTCGCGCTGATCGTCGACGGGGCGCAGGCCGAGCAGATCCTTGGCGTCGTCACACGCGGCACCGGCCTGCAGCATGACGATCGCCCGTTGCAGCTGTTCGCGGTCGAGCTGGTCGAGGGTGTCGCCGAGGCGGGCTGCCCAGTGGTCGGAGACGTCGTCGTCGAGGTTGGCGAGGATCGCGGCGAACAGTGAGGTTTGGTCGGCTAGGGCCTGGTCGAGGACGGCGTCGATGGTTTGGTCGTAGGCGCGTTGTTCGGCGGTGCGGGGGTCGTCGTCGAGGTCGTGGCTCATCGGGTGTTCCTTCCGGGGGTGTGGGGGTGGAAGCCCGCTGCCCCGGCGGGTTCGGTGTCCGGCACCGGGGCAGCGGTGGTTTGTGCCGGGCGGACGTCGTCACGAGTCGACGTCCGCCCGGTGGCGCTCGACCCGTGTGTGGTGGGGAGCGCGTGCGTCGCCTCGCCCTGGCGACGCAGTTGTGGGGGTGTGAGCGGGGTCATAGGGCACGACCGATCAGGTCGGCTGTGACGGCGGCGAGGAGTACGGGGGCGGAGAGCAGCGCGAGGGCGACGAGGCCGCACAGGCCGCTCTTCTTGCCCCCGCCGCCGCTGATGCGTACGGGCTTGCTGCGGACTCGGCGGGCGTGCGGGCGGCGCGTACCCCTGGCGTTCACGCGGCACGCTCGGCTTCTGGGCCGGCGAGCAACCAGAGGTAATCGCATCCGGTGCGGTCGGAGATCTGGCGGACGACCGTCAGTAGCGACCGGGGGTCAGCGCCGCGGCGCTCCCAGTTGGTCCAGCTCGCCGCCGGCACGTCGCACGCGAGGGCCGCCTCCTTCAGATTCCAGTCCATGCGTTGTCGGATCAGCGCTAGCCGGGCGCCGAACGTGGAGCCGTCGACGGTCCATCCGCGCCGTCCGGCCGAGCTCACGGTATCCACGCTGGCTTGTGTCATACACGAGAACGTACGGAACCCAGAAGGCTTGTGTCAAGCGTCATCGCTCATGGGTTTCCATTGACACTTGTGTCATGCGGCATATGCTGTGCGTATGACGGCACCCGAAGCCACCACCCCTGCACCTGGCTGGGTCGCGGACGACTCCCGATTCGGAGCACGGCTCGCACTAATCAGGCAGCGCATGGGCTGGGGCAACATCGACAAAGCCGCCCGCGAGTGCGGCATTCCCGTCGAGACCTGGCGCAGCTGGGAGCGTGACAACCGCGAGCCCCAACGCCTCGTCACCATCGCGATGGCAATTGCTACGAAAACGGGCTGCGATTACCTGTGGCTCGTCCACGGACCGAGTCGGGGGGGCGCGATACGTACATCTGCGTATCCCCCCGCTACCGTTCTCGCGACCGTCGGAACGCCCCGCCCCCCCAGACAGCGCCGCCGCGCAGGCATCCACATGGACCCCGCCCGTCCGGTCCGACAAACCCGCCCGGTCGGTGACGGTTCAATCCGTCCGCGCACACCTATCGCCGTCTGAGGCGATTGACGATGGCCGAACGTCGACTGTCGGACGTTACACAACGCGACCAGTATCACCGGATGGGTGACGATCTAGTCAGCCTCCACATTGCACATCTACAAGCAGGAGGCAAGAGCAACCGAACCATCGAATCTCGGGCGTCCGTGCTCGGCCGGCTCAACAACTGGCTGCCTTTCGGACTCGCCTACGCCGCCACAGAACAGCTCGAAGCGTGGCTCTCACACCTACGCATCGCCGGTCGGTCAAGGTGGACACTCTGCGTCTACCACTACCACATGACCATGTTCTACCGATGGGCGACGAAAACGGGGCACCTGGACGGAGATCCCTCCGCCACCATCGACGCCCCCCGACACCCCCGCTCGATCCCAAACCCCGTAACCGAGGACGAGCTCGCCGCCGCGCTACAGGTCGAAGAGCCGATCCGGACCGCGGTCATCCTCGCCGGTTTCGCCGGTCTCCGGTCATCTGAAGCGGCCGGATGCTGGCGCGAGCACATCACCGAGGAGCAGGTCCTGGTGGTGGTCGGCAAGGGCGGCGACCCGGGCATCGTCCCAACCCATCCGTTGGTGTGGGAGCACGTCCGGGACCGTCCGCCCGGGCCGCTCATCACCGACCGGTGGGGCGCGCCGGTGCACGGGCACTGGCTCACGGTGCACACCCGCAAAGTGATGGACCGGCACGGCCTGCCGGACGTGCACCTGCACCGCCTCCGGCACCGGTACGGGTCGGTGATTCAGGCCCTCACCGGCGACATTCGGGTCACACAGGAGTGCCTGCGTCATGCGAGTATCCAATCCACCCAGGGCTACACGAAGGTGAGCCAGGGGCAGCGCGCTCGGGCCGTGCGCGACCTACCTGTGCCAAGAGGCGGGGACCGGCCGGATGACCCCGCATAATCCGTCCGGACGAACCCACTCCACCCCGATCGGATCCACGCTATGAACATGGCCGCCAAGCGCCGCCCACTCCTGCTGGCCGTTGGAGTGGTGCTCTGCCTCCTCCTCGCCGCCGACCTCGCCTACCGCTACGCCACCCGTGGTGACGCCCAGGCCAACGACGACGCGTCCTGGACCATTACCTACCGACTCCAGGCAACCCTTGAGTCGCCGCTGACCGACCCACCGATGGCACAACTCCAGTCGGCCACCTGGTCCATGCAGAACTCACCGGCGCTGCCGTCCTGGTCGGTGCACTCGTTCACCACCGGCAGCGAGTTCGCGACCACGGTGAACGTGCGCGACACCGCAGGCACGGTTCTGCTGCACTTCCACCCGACGGTCGACACCATCGACGTGCTAGACGGCCAGTGGCACCAGATCACGGTGCGTGCCGTCCACGCCGAGGGCCAGATCACGGTGTCCTTGACGGTGGACGGCCACGCTGGTGCCGACACGATTGTCGGCGAGCTTGGCCCTGCGACGGAGCCACAGCTGGGCGTTGGTGGGTATCAGGGCAATCCCGAGAGCAACGTGCTTGACGTGGCGTACGCCTCCTAGTTCGAGGCTGCCCGCAAGGGTGCCGAGACGAAGCGGCGCAACGCAGCCATGCCGGTGAGTCCCGGCGTGGGCCCGGTCGGCGAGTACGCCGGCCGCACCGCCTGATCGGACCGTGACGAGCGGTCCGGCTAGGCGCTCGTACACACTGAAAGGGCGCCACCCCCGTCTAGCCGGCGGGGGTGGCGCCCTTTTGCGTCTATGGCCTGGTCGGCAGTTTGGCGCCTGGGTCGCGCGAGTACCAGGCGATGAACTGGCGCAGCAGCTCGGCCCTCGCGACACCGGCGGCAGTGGCGGCCTCGCCGAAGCGTGCCCAGGCGTTCTCAGTCACGCGGAGCGTGATCTTCGGCGTCCCTCGGCCCGGCATGGGCTTCAGGGTGGCCACCCACCCGGGGGCTTGTGTTCTTGGCGGTGGGTACCCACCCTAAAGGGGTGCGGGTGGGGCACCCACCCGAGTGAAGTCGGACCCGGCACAGTGAAGCAGTCACCGGCCGGGCCCTTGATCGCCTAGAAGGAGGCGACCCGATGGACAAGATACCGGCTCCTGTTGACCCCGCCGAGGTTGGCGGCTGGATCAACGGCGCGATGGTCGAACGGCCTGAGTACAGCCCGACCCGGCTCGTGAACCACATCGTCAACATCCTGCGGGCCGAGGGTCTGCGGATGCCGACCTACCGCGGCACGGATGACGACGAGCCCGGTGTGGCTGCAGCGGCCCTGCTGCGGACGCTCAACCTGACCCCGACGTCGGACACCCGCTAGACGACGAAGAGAGCCCCACCAGACCCTGAGGGGATCTGGTGGGGCTCTGCGTCGCCCGGTACGCAGGGAAGGCGTCGACCGCGGTGGAGGCCCGGCGGGTTGCCGAGCTCCAGTTCCGCACGCACGGCTAGGGCGTCGGTTCGGCCGCGGTCTCGGTGGGCGGCGGGGCAGTGGCTGTCACCGTCTCTGTCACCGTCACGGTGGCGGTAACCGTTGCTGTGGCGGTCTCAGTGACCGTCGTCGCGACCGTGGTTGTCACCGTGCCTGTCACGGTCCGGATGGTTGTGGTCCGCCGCATCACAGTGCGCGCCTCAAGCGTGACCGGCTGCGTGACGGTCTGCGTCTCGGTGCGGGTCAGGGTCAGCGGCTTCGGAAGCGGCGACGGCTGCGCGACCGGCTCGGGCCGGGTCGACATCGCTAGCCCGGCTACCACGGCGAGCAGCCCGACCACAACGCCGGCGACCAGCACCGGCAGCCAACGCGACGACGCCCGTTTGTGGCTGCGGACGACGCGGTCGGTATCCCAGGGGTCGCCGGTCACGAGCTCGCCGGCGGCTGGCTGTTCGGCACGGCCCACACCGCGAGCGCGGCCACCAACCCCGTGACGCCCACCTGCACCCACTCCTGGGTGACGACGAGCTCGCCGCCGGGCGACCCGGCCCCGGTCGCGACCTGGTAGATGGCGTACGCGGCGACGACGCCTGCGGTGATCGCCTTCGCGACCGTGTTGAGTGCCTTCATCGGTACCTCCTATCGTGGGCCGGTGGCTGAGCTGCTACCGCGCCCGAAGTGGTGGCCGGTCTGGGGTGTGCCGGCATTAGGCCGCTCGGTCGGCGGCTCCCGTCGCCTGCTCGATGCGGGTCACCTGGTCCTTGATCGAGCCGCCGCCGTTCGGCTTCAGCTGGCCCTCGACGGTCGCGAGCCGCGCGTCCAGCGCGGCCAGGTGCTGCCGCATCGCCGGGAGCACCTCGACCGCGGCCTGCAGTTCGGCGAGCTGCGAGCTGGCCTGAACTAGTTCGGCGAGCTGCTCGAGTACGCCGGGTTTGCCGTCTTTCTCCCCTGGCCCGGGCGGCTCGCCTGTGAGGTCGTCGACGAGGCGCACGATCTTCTGGACCGTCCGCCAGACCCACACCCACGCCTTGCCGAGCAGGGCGGCCGTGCCGAGCATCAGCGACACGAACACCGCGAGCGCGGCGAGCTGGTCGATCGGCACGCGCGTCAGCTCGCCGCGTCGGCAGCGACCTTGCGGACCGCCGTCTCGGCGGCCGCCTCGAGCGCCGCGACGAAGGCCGGGTCGGCGATCAGGGCCGCCGCGACCGCCGCCGCGTCCACAGCGACCGGGGTCGGGTTGTCGAGTTTGACGTTCGCCGACTCGGCGGCTGCTTCGGTGGCCTCGAGCATCCGCCACGCCTGCTGCACGCCCGCTGGAGAGCCGGTGTCCCACGCCCATACCCGCTGGGCGATCGCGTCGATCTCGGCCTGTGTGATTGCCATGTCATCTCCCAGTGCGATTGCGACGATGCGCTCCATGAGCGCCCGGTTGCGAAGGTGGCGGCGGTCGATGGTCAGGTGCCAGTGGTCTAGGTGCGACACGTCTGAGGAGATGACGACGTCGCGGCCGTTGTGGTAGCCGGTGACGGTGCGGCCGTCCAGCGTGCCGAAGATCTCGATGACCTCGTCGAGCTGGCCGGTGCGCATGGCGGCGATGAGCGGCCCGGTCTGCTCGACCATGCGACGCCGGTTCTCGGCCGTGCCCCACACTCCGGGGACGAAGTCGGCCCCGGCGATGTGGCGTTGTTGCTCGACGCTGAGTCCCGACTGGACGGTGTAGCTGCGCGAGGTGCAGTAGGTCGATAACCGGATCCATTCCTGGGAGCGGTGGGCGCCGCGAAGGTGCCCGGTGTTGCCCTTTGACCCGAACGCGGTGCGGGGTTGGCCGGTTCGCCGGCACAGTTCGTCGCCGAGCCAACGCAGCTCGTCGGTGATGAGCTCGCGGTCCCACCACGGTTCGGCTTTGAGCTCGGCCAGGGTAGCCATCAGGCCCTCCGTCCACCCGCGAGCCGTGGCGCGGTCACCTCGGCCTTGGCGTCCGGGTCGAGCTGGTCGTAGGCCGCTTTGACCGCGTCGACCTGGACCCGGCGGCGGGACCCGACGAGCTCGGCCACGTGGCGGTCGACCGCGGCGCGGTCGACGCTGCGCAGCTCGTCGAAGGCGCCGACGACCGCGCCGCGCATCAGCATCGGGTGCGGCTCGTCCAGGGAGAGCTGCAGGTCCCACCCGGACTGGTCGAGGATCCAGTCGTCTGAGGCGGGGAATCCGACCGCTGTCCGGGCGGCGTGGATGAGCGACTCGTCGGGCTCCTCGTCTTCGGTCCACACAGGCCAGACGTGGACCTGCCCGTCGGGTGTACGGATGATCAGATGCCAGTGCCTCATGCGGCTCTCCTTTCCCAATGTCCGTTCATCGAGGACGCGAACTCGCCCGTCGCGATGGTCGCCAGGTTGCCGCCGCTGGCCTGCAGACCTTGGAGCTCGAGGTAGTCACCCTCGGTCAGGAACACCCGGTCGGCGTTGGCGGCGCAGTGGGTGCTGTTGCCAGCACCGGCCGACGGCATGAGGGTGCAGGAGGCGTTGAGCGCGGTGCCGTTGATGGCCCAGCGGGTCATGCGCCCGCCGGTGGCGTTGGCGGCGAACCCGGCGACGCCACCGACCGGGTACCAACCGGTGTAGCGGGCGGTGAACCGCGACGTGTTGACGCTCGTGGAGTGCCCGCCGGTGCCATCGGGGTCGTCGTCCAGGTCCTCGACTGTGTAGGTGAGCGACGTCCACACCGACGTGGTGAGGGTCTGGGTGGAGGTCTGACGCAGCCGGAACCCTGGCCCATGCTGGCCGAAGTCGATGGCCGCCTTGACGTCCTGCCAGTCAGCGGCGTCCGGGATATCGCCCGCCAGGATCGTCGGGCACTCGGGCACATCAGGCACGGGAACCTCCTACAGGGCGTAGACGCCGGGGCGCCACAGGCTGATCGGCGCCCCGGCCGCGTGGGCCTTGGCTACGCCGTTGACGGATCGGGTCACGGTGAAGGCTTGCGTGCCGCCGACGAGCGCGACGACCAGTCCGCGGCTGATGGCTGAGGCGCCGCCGGTGACCACGAACGATCCGGCGGGGATGTTGGCGCGGCTGGTCTGGATGACGTAGTCCCACACGGTGCCCTGGTCGTCGCCGGTGGTGGTGTCGGGCTCGCCGATCTCGGTGGCGCCGGAGATGGCGGCGACGGAGGTCCAGTCGTCTTGCTTCCAGCCGAGGTAGAGCACGACGCACCGGTCCTGGTGGACCTCGAGCGCCGGGTAGGCGATGTCCTGGGCGGACGCGTTGACCACCGATGCGTTTGAACGTTGCCCGGTGATCCGGTTGCGGGCGACGAGCAGATCGAGGTCCGGGCACATGCCGCTGAAGGCAGCCATGTGGGCGGAGGTGTCCGCGTTCGCCACGCCGCCTGTAAAGGTGACCGTGGGTGCGGCGTCGGTGGTGGGCTGGCCGAAGGTGCCGGCCGCGATCCTTCCGAACAGCCCGACGTTGCCGGACCTGACGAGCTCGCGGTAGCCGCTCGGCAGTACCGGGGCGCCGGTGCCGGAGTTGCGGATCGCCGCGAGCACGAGCATCAGGTGTCCGCCGAGCACACCTGCGGGCATCCCAGGCACGACCGAGGCGTTGTTGCCGTGAGCGACTGCGCCGGCGTTGATGAAGGCGGGCGCGGTCATGGCCCCGACGGCGGTGACTGTCACCTGCTCTCCGCCAATTGCGCAGTCGTACGGCGTCGCAGCGCCACCGGCCGTGGACCGCCAGCCGGGGCCGCGCCACGTCGTGACCACCATGGGAGTGTCGTTGTCGTCGACCGCCGCGTGCAGGACACAGCCGCCGGTATCGACCCGGCCGCGGTTGCCGGTGGCCGCGACCTGGTGCACTTCATACGGGCCGTACGGGGCACAGTTGACGAACAGTTCCCAGTCGGTGAGGGAGAGGTTCATCGACCATCCCTCGACGACCTGGTCAATGACGTCGGGTGGAAGCCATTCGGGCGGATCACTGATCGTGAACCGGTCCCGCGGGCCGCGTGTGGCGGCGCGGTACATCAGGGCCCGGGAGGCGCGCCCGATTGATGCGAGGTGGATCCGGATGGTGGGGTACCGGGCCTCGTCCCATGTGCGGGTGTGTAGGCGCCAACCAGCCTGGGCGGCGAGGGCCAGGTCATCCTCTACGTTGATGCGGTCCTCTGTGTCGACGACGCCGATGCCCTCCGGCGGGTCCTGGATGGACAGTCGTCCCGTTTCCTGGACCACACGTGCGCTGGCTCCTCGGATGCGGGTGACTGTGACGTCGTTGGCGATGACCTGGTCGTCCTCGACGGGAACGAACGGGGTGAGCTGGCCGTAACTCAAGGCGAGCGAAGACGGCTGGTTGTAGTACGAGCTGCGGCACCGGTAGACAAACCCTGGTGCGCCGAACGGTTCCCATATCCGGCCCAGGTCCGAAGCCTCGCACTCGTCGAGGAGTGCAGTGAACGTCTGCCTGGTCTGGGCACCCATGGCCGCGCTGCTGGAGGCGTCGCCGACGATCGCGACCGGGATACCTTCCTCGGTGCAGAGCCGCTCGATGCGGTCGGCGGCTGTCTCGCCTGGGTAGCCGAGCATCGCTTCGTAGTGGTCGCCGGCGGTGGCGGTGGCGTAGACGGCCACGCCGCCGATCGTCTGCTCGACGCCCGGCACGTTCAGGGTCGTCTGCCAGCCTGAGACGTGGGCGAGGGTTTGGGTCGCGATCGTTCCGGTGCCGACTTGGACGCCGTCGATCCACCATGTCCAGTCGATGTCGGCACCGTCCTGCACGGCCGCTACCCGGATGTGGTGGACCTCGTCGTCGAAGAGGTCGATCGACTCGGTGTCGATCGGGGTGGTGGTCTCGCCGCTGGCGGTGGCCACACGGTAGGAGAGGCTGGTCGGGTTGCCGTCGACGCAGGTGACACGGAACTGAAGCCCCGACGCGGCGGCGGTTATTATGCGCTGCCCTGCGACAGGCCCGCCGGCGAGCTTGATGGTGTACTCGACCGCCCACTCAGTCTCGGTTCCGTACGGGGCTATGTCAGCCGTCAGCCAGGCTTCACTGTCGTCGGGGATGTGGACTGCGGTCTGGATCGCGGCGCCGAGGCTGCCCCCCGCGAACTCGACATCGCCGTCGAAGACGCGCATCGGCCTGGTCGGGTCGACCACGTTGCTGCCGGTGCTCGACAGCTCGCCGTCCTCGAGGGGCCAGTGGGCTACGGGGGACTCGGTGGTGATCGCCCGGTACAGGGCGCTCCGCAGCGGTGTCTTGCCCTGGCTGAGGCGCCGCCGGATTCCCTGCGCGGTGATCGGGGTCCACCGGTCGGTTCCGGCAACGTTCCACCGGGTGGGCCACTTCGCCACTTCGACGAACGCGAGCGGCAGTCGTGCTTCCAAGTCCTCGATGGAGAAGGTCACCGGCACGTTGGTGTTGCCGCTGCCGACCCCGTTGCGGACGCCGATGCCACCGGGGCTGGTGATGCGGTCGTCGGCGACCACGAGCTGCCATCCGAACGGCTCCGGCCCGGATGGGTCCCACACTTTCGCTCGCAGGACCTGGCCCTCGACGTGGGCGCGTACACGCAGCGCCTGTCCGTTGTAGGTGAGGTCCGACATTGTCAGCGAGGCGAGCGCGGTCGTGACGCCGGTGTCCTCGTGCATGAGCTGCAGGTGGACGGCCTCGGCGGTGTCGATGTAGACCCGGGCCATGTAGTAGACGTTCACCGACTGCATGCGCATCAGCAGGTTGCAAGGCTCCAGGTTGCCGCCGGTGACGTTCGGCAGGCTCGTCCCCGTGATGGCTGTGACGGTAGCGGCGACCTCGACGTCAAGATAGGACTCGTCGGCGCCCAACCAGGCGGCCCGGTACTCCGAGGTGCCGTCGACGACCATGGTGCCGACTCCGCCGGCGACGTCGAAGTCGTTGCCCGACCCGCTGACCCAGAACAGCGACCAGGTCTGGCCAGTGTCGGTGTCGCCCCACGCGTTGGAGAGGGTGCGGGTAAAGCTTTCAACGACGGTCCGGACCGAGTGTCGCAGCGGCGTGTAGCGGCCGATCGTGCCATAGAGCGCTGAGGTGGGGTTGCGCGGTGTGTAGGTGCCGCCGCGGTTGTTGATGGTCATCGTGAGGCGGGTCGTTTCGACGCGGCCGCCTTCGTTGGGTGCGCCGCCCCTGATAGTGACCTTGTCGCGGTTGTAGACGTCCGACCGGATCGGCGTCCAGTCGCCGGTCCAGATCTCGGTGACCATGTCCAGCGGCGTGTTCGGGAACACCATCAGGCCCTCCCGGGGGCGAGGACCTCAACCGGGTCGCCGCCCTCGATCCGGATCGCCTCGCGGAGGATCTCGAGGAGCAGGTCCATCAGGCGGCTGCCGTCGGATGCCAGTGTCAGCCGGCCGCCACCGGACCCGGCCGGGGCGAGGTGGCGCATTTGCTCCGCTGTGAAGACGCCTTCGTCGTCGCGCAGCAGCGCGAGGCCCTCGCCGTCCTTGACGCCACCACTGTGGAATGCGGGGATCGTGGGCAGCTTCGGCGCCGAGATGGACTTGCCGCCGATGAGCGGTACCCATCCGGGGATGGTCCAGGACAGCTTGCCGATGCTGTTGTTCCACATGCCGCTGATCGCGTTGAACGCGGCCCGGAACGGGGCGGTTAGGAAATTCGCGACGGCCTTGAACGCATCGCCGAGCTTGCCCGGTAGCGACGTGAGTATCTGCCACTGCTTGACGGCGAATCCGACGATGGCCTCGAACGCGCCTTTGATCCACTGCTCCCACAGGACATCGCGGAACCACCTGCCGACGGCGAGCGCGACGTCTTTGATGCCTCCCCACGCCCAGGCCCACGCCTTCTGAAACCAATCGGTCTTGGTGGCGATGAGGATGATGGCGCCGACGAGCAGCAGGATCCCTGCGACGATCCACGTGATAGGCGACGCGAACAGCGCAGTGTTGAGGAGCCATTGCACGCCGGCCCACACCTTCGTCGCGGTCGACGTCGCCACCATCGCCACCTTGTGCGCGACTAGCTTCGCGGTCTCCGCTACCCATTTGACGGCACCAACCGCCGGGCCGAGCGCCATCAGCGGCATCGCGAGCATCCCGGCCGCCTCGGCTAGGGATCCGTACTCGTACATCAGCTCCTGCGTGGCGTTCTGGACCTTCTGCAGCGGCGTGAACGTCTCGTCGACGATCGCAGCGTTTCGGGCGAGGATGCCGTCGGACTCCTCCACCTTGGACAGGTAGCCGTCGAGGGTGGTTTCGGTGATGCCGAGCGTGTCGATGAGACCGGAGAAGGTGCCGTCAGACTCGCGCATCGCCTCGTTCAGCGCGGTTCGGGCGGCCCGGCCGGTCATGCCCATCTCCTGCTCGAGGATGACAAGCAACGCGGCGGTGTCGTTGATGTCCAGGCCGGCGGCCGCGAGGTCGGGACCTAGCCGGCCCAGCACACCGAGGAAATCGGATGTGGTCTGGGTCGAGTGCTCCTGGATGAACCCGAGCGCGGCGAGCGCCTCGGCCTGGTCCTCAGCCTCGATTCCCATGGTTGCCAACGCGACGCCGGCCCGGCCGAGCTCGACCGCGTTTTCGCCGGTGGCGTCGCCGACCATGTCCCAGAACTCGGCGTACTCCTTGAGGGAGTCGCCGCCGGTGATGCCGAGCTGCTTACCCGTCTCCATGAGGTCCAGGACCTCGGCGAGCGGGAACCCGACGTTAGCGGTCTCGATGGCGAGGCCACGCATCGCATCCTCGGACAGGCCGAGCGACGACGCGAGCTGGCGGGTCTGGGCGTTCGACTCGGCCTGGCTGCGGGCGAACGCCTCGAGCGCGGCGCCTCCCGCAGCGCCCGCGGCGGTCACCTTGGCGAGCGTGTTGTTGGCTAGCGACTGCAGCCCACCGAGGCCCTTTTCAGCGTCGCCGACGTCGCTGCCGACCCGAATGATTAGGTCTTCTAGCGTCGACATCGGTCACCCCCTCCGGTTCGGGCTCGGTGAGATCCCGGCCGCCGAGCTGCCGCGTGATGCCCTTGAGCGCCCGCAACATCTGGTCGGGATCCATCTCGGGTCGTGCTTTCGGTCCCGCTTTGGCGTCCCACTTGATGATCAGGTCGCCGATCTTTGCCCGACGGCCCCGCTTGCCCTTGGCCGAGTTGTAGACCGCGGCCGCGATCTGGGCGGCGTGGTAGTCGGCGCGGACCGCTCCGAGTGGCCCGTTGACCTGTTCCCACGCCATCCATTCGCTGAGCTCTAGTCCGGAGAGCCGGTTGATCTCGGCGAGGCTTCGTCCGAGGTGTTCGGCGAGTCGGTGTCGGAACCGGCGCTCGGGCCGGCTCCGGAGTTTCCCGCTATCTCCGCCACCTGCTCGGCGTCCATGCCGGACAGTCGCGACGCGGTCTTGAACAGCTTGTCGAGGACCCGGCCCGACTTCTGGCCGAGCTTGCCGACCTCGGCGTCGCCGAAAAGCCGCCGCCCCTCGGCGTCGACGAGGCAGGTCGCGATGAGCCGCTCCCGCAGCGTCTTGAACGCCTCCACACGGATCTCGACGGTCTGGCCCTTGGCGGCCACCATGGTCGCCTCGATCAGGCTGCGCTGTGAGCCGTTGAGGCCGCGTACGCGTACCTCGCCGCCCCATTCGGGAACCGGCACGTCCTCCCACGGGAGGTCATCGGCGGCGAGGATGTCGCCGCTAGTCAACAACGCCATAGGTCAGCTCCCGGCCGTGTGCGACAGGGTCGGCTTGCCGGAGATCTGGAATGTCGCGGTCCGGGCCATCTTGTCGTCGTAGGGGAACTCGTCGGAGAGCCCGGTCATGACGCCGGCGAAGTCCCACGTGTACTCGTCGGCTGTGCCGGGGAACAGCAAGATCTGATAGTTGCGCGGCTCCGAGTCCTCGAAGTCGTCGTCCAGGTCGTGGCTCGCCACGCGCGGGTCGTAGTTGACGTCGATGCTGACCTCGCCGCCGTTCTTGAGCGAGCCGAGGAACTCCATCCAGCCGTCGGTGCTGTCGTGGGCGGTGACGTCGATCGTCTCCCGCTGCCGGTCCGGTCCCGAGATGTTCGTCACGTTGGCGATCGCCGTGAACTGCTCGGACATGGCGCCGTCACCCCGCTTGAATTGGGTGCCGAACGCGTCTGCTCCTGCCATGGTGCCTATCCCTCCTGCGCGGTGATGATGCGGAACCTCAGTACGTGGTGGCGGATCTGCGGATCGGGGTCCTTCAGCGCCTGGTCGTACTCCTGCCGGACGCTAACGATCACGTGGCCGTCGAGGTCGTCGGCGCCGGCAGCCTGCAGCGCGGCCGCCTGATGGTCGAGGAGCTCCCCGATCCGTGCGGCGATCGCCTGACCGGTGGCGTTGCCCCGACGCCGGGTCCAGACGTGGACCGTCTCGGTGATCTGGCGACCAAACTGGCCGTGCGCGTTGTCCGGGATCGACAGGTGATCGCCGATCCGAATCCATGGCATCACCTGCGTCTCTGGGACCTCGTCGTGCACGCCGCCCGGGGCCAGGTCGAGGAGCGTTTCGTCTTCGCCGAGTAGCCGGTAGATCGCCGCCTGGACCGGGTGGATGGGTGATTCGGAGACCGGTGTCGTCATCGGAGCGCCTCCTCGATCGACCCGCCGATGGCCTCACGCATCCGCCGCGGGTAGCGCTGCCGCGAAGCCTCGGCCGCCGGCAGGGCGTACGGCTGCTCTGGTGTGCTCGAGGTGCCGTGCTCGACGAAGAACGAATGCCGGGCGGTCGACACCGCGTTGCCGCCTAGGCCGTCCTCGTCGTGCTCGGACTGGATGCCGTCGCGGAGCTCGCCGGTCTTGTAGGGCGCGAACCGGCGCATGTCGTCGGTGGTCTCCTCAACCTCGTCGTGGGTGGCCTTGATCGCCCCTTCGCGCACGGCGGTGGGGAGCTCGCCGAGTTGCTCGGTGAGCCTTTCGAGGCCCTCGATGGTGACGAGGTTGCGGCGGGGCATCAGCGTCCTTTCCGGTCCAGCTGCCGGCGGATGGTGCGGAGCTCGCCGGCGATGGCGAGCAGGGCCCACGCGACGGCGCGTGTGAGCTCCTGCGTGCCGTCCGCGGTGCGGGCTAGGTCCTCGGCCCGGCGCCGGCATTCGGCCGGCTCTGCGGGGCTGTCAGGCGGCGTCGGCATCATCGGCCGTGGCCTTCGCGCGGGTGGCCTTGCGCGGCTTCGACGCCGGCGGCGTAGCTGCGCCGTCGACGAGGTCGGCGTCGCCGGCCGGGGTGGTGGCGGTATCGGGCTCGTCTTCGCGGGGGAGACCGTCGACTATGCGGCGGAGCTCGTCGCGCTCGGCCCTTAGGTCCGCGACGTCCTCAACCACGCCACGGATCGGCCCGCGGACCTCACCGACCGCGGCCGCGTGCATGGCTGCGATCTGCTCACACGCCGAGTCGTAGTCGGCGCGGGGTACGACCACCTCGCGATCGACAGGCTCGCCGGCGGCGCCGGGCGGGTCCGGCCACAACATGAACGCCGCGGGGTAGTCGACCCGCAGCGGCTCCCACAGGTGCGGATGCGTCCGGACGATGTCGGCTCCATCGTCTGCTGTGGTCACGCCCTTACGCACCCTGCGCGTCCCTGCGAGGCCTCGGATCAGGCCGGTCCGCTTGGCAATCATGACCATGGGTGTGTGTCCTCTCGGATAAAGATGACGTCGCGCACCTCGGCGCCGGTCTCGGTCTTGCGCCCGAACGCCCAGCGTTGAATCCAGTCGTAGTCGCGCGGGAAGTGCGCGACCTCGACGAAGCCCCGGCCGGCCATGTACTCGACCATCGACTCGTACGTCGGCGACAGGGTCGGGTCCTCCACTGTGCACGTCTCGACCACGACCGCGCGCAACGTTTCCCACGGGGCAGCGGAGAGCACCGCGTATTCGTGGCCCTGCACGTCGATGACGGCCACGTCGGCGTCGGGGGCGATGCCGTCCAAGCGCCGGGTCGCCACCTGGACCTCACGGCCCTCGAGGCCGTCGACGAGCGTCGCCATGTTGGTACGGGCGGGGATGCGCAGCACCGCGGTTCCGTCGACGTCGGAGCACGCGGCCTCGACGACGGTGGCGTCCGGGTGGCGTTGCCGGAGCCGGGCGGCGAGCTCGGGGATGGGCTCGACGAGGGTGATCCGGTCGACGCCGGCGGCCCGGTAGTGCGCGACCTCTTCGCCGTCGTGGGCGCCGACGTGCACAAGGTGCGCCGGCCGGAGCTCGACCAGCACAGCGGCGACGGCCTCGCGGATCTCAGACGCTCGCACGGTCACCTCCGAGCGACGGGTGCCGGTCGTAGTCGGCCGGGTGGTCGAGGTCGTCGGTGAGGTCATCGATCTCGACGAACCATGGCCGAGAAACGATGTGCTTGGTCAGGGGTGTGTGTTGGATCGACCGCAGCAGCAGCCACCCAATCGGCCGGTTCGACTGGCCGGAGTCCAGCAACCCCTGGCAGTGCGCTAGGTGCTGGTCGATGATGTCGATCTGGCCCGGCCACCAAGACACGGCGAAAATCTCGCCGTACGGCTTGCCGGTGTGGTGGGACTTGCCGTGACGACCGAAGCACCAGTAACGCCGGCCAGCCTGTGTGCCGATCGTTGCCATCGCCGCGTCGGTGAAGTAGACGTCGCCGAGGAGCAGCACCGTACGGCCCTCTGTCGACCACCATGGCCGGGTCGAGGCGTACTCACTCTTCGTCGGGCCCGGGGTGTGCACGATCGCGCCTGGCACCTCGTAGCGGCCATCTCCGGCCGGGGCCATGACGTGTACCTCGTCGCCGTGCACGAGGGCCTGACGGACGGTCCGGTACAGCAGCGGCTCCCCGCCTGCGGGGGCGAGGTGCTTGGGGACGCCGAGGTGGTTTGCCCACCGGGTGGCGTCGCCGTTGCAGGCGATCACGAAGCGGGTCATCCGCGGCCCTTCCATGTGACGATGCCGTTCTGTCCGCCGCCGACGTGGTTGGGTCCGTGGCCGGCGGGCAGGTTGCATTTGAT